CGACCGCCAATGCCCTGGTAATCAGAAGGCGTGCATGGCAGAAGCGCGACAGAACAGGTAGGATTAAAAGAATGGGAGGGATGGGATTCGAACCCAAGAACTCCTGCGAGACCAGGCCCTGAACCTTACGCAACAACATGGCGTAATATATACCCGCCCGCGCATACTCAGGAACCATGTCTGAGGAGTACCTGAAACGGCTGCCACAACTCGATCCGGTCAATCGGGAGACGATGATTGCATATATCCGGAAGCAGAGCCTCAAACAGCTGCAGCCGAGCAGCATCCAGGACAAGACCTGGCGGGTCTACTACCTGCTGAAGTTCCTGCAGTTCAAGGACGCCCGGGCAATCACCAAGGAGAACCTCGAAGACTATATCATCCACCGCAGGAAGACCGTGAGCCCCCGCACGCTCCAGGGAGACATGATCGAGCTGCGGATCTTCTTCCGGTTCCTCGATCCGGCAAAGGAGAGAGAATTTTTCCCGGCCGATGAACGGATGGAGAAGCCGAAGATCGAATACCCGGACCCGCTCTCCCGCGAGGAGATCCAGCGGCTGGTCGATGCCTGCAACACGGTCCGCGACAAGGCCCTGGTCAAGTTCCTGTGGGATACCGGCAGCCGGCTCGATGAGGCCCTGTCGCTGAACATCGGGGCGGTGAAGTTCGATCAGTACGGGGGCGCCGTAAAAGTCGGCGGAAAGACCGGCGAGCGGGAGCTCTGGCTGATTGACTGTGTGCCTGAGCTGCAGAACTGGATCAACGCCCACCCGCAGCGAGCGGATCCCGGGGCCCCGCTGTTTATCACGTACTCGCGGTATGGGTTCGGGGGCCGCGGGCTGAACGAGCGGACCGTCCAGAACCTCTGCAAGACCATTCAGCGGAATTCCGGGGTGGCCACACCGGAGAGGGTCCACCCGCATGCGTTCCGCCATGCCCGGGCCACGGACCGCGCCCGCGAGGGGTTCACCGAGATGGAACTCCGGATCATGTTCGGCTGGTCGAAGTCCTCCAACATGCCCGCGACCTACATCCACCTCTCGGGGGCCGATGTCAAGAAGAAGATCCTGCAGAAAGCCGGCCTCCAGGAGCGCGAGCAGGAACCCGGGGCCCGGCCGCTCGACCCGGTCAAATGCCCGCGGTGCGGGATGCTGAACGAGCGCGGGCTCCAGATATGCGTCAGGTGCAACACGCCCTTGTCAGCGGACGCAATGCGGTACCTGCAGGTTGGGCGCGACATCCTCGAAGACCCGGACCTGATGATGGCCTATGCCCGGGCCCGGAAAAAGAAAACCGGCAAGACCTGAAAGGGGCTCCCCCCTGCAATCTCCCGGCGCTTCCGCCCGCAGGCGCACGGCTGCCGTCACGGATCGGTCATGCTCCGCATCACCTTCCTGACGGCATGCAGCACCTGCAATGCGTCCGCTGCCGATACCCTGCGGGCATCGCGGGAGATATGCGGGCCCCGCCGCCCATCCGCCCCTCTTGCCCTGCTCCGCAGCGCAATTCACCCCGCCCCGCCCGGATCAGCTAACCAATAGGTTAGCTGATTCAACGACGGAGTTGTACGTCGAGTAGAATAAGAAAATATATGAAGGATCCAAATGAACAGACACTTTCGCAGTGCATATGGTGCACCACTATATTATCAGATGTACAATTGGGGCAAATGCATGGAGGGAGTAATGTGGTCTGTGGGATCGGAGAGAATATTAAAAGAACAATCTCAAAGAGAGAGGGAATGAAAATTCTGGAGGGATTGGTTATTTCGATAGTTGCTGAGCCGCAATTTTCTCAAGTATTGATCGAACGTGCCCCTCAAGGAGAAGAGGTTTCTTCTCAAGCACCTGTAGTATCTGATCCTCTATGATTTCAGGATTCTCAATACGTTCAATGTACTCAGTAACGGCTTCGTTCAGGATAACAGAATACTTGACCCCCCTCCGCTCTGCATACTCTACAATTTTGTCGCTTTTGGTTCGGGGGATTTTGAACCCGTACGGCACAAGCTCCTCTTTCGCCATTGTCATCCACCGTTAAACAAATGGGTACATGACTATATTAAAATTCGCAATTTTATAAATGTTTAACAAATGAATACTATTTTAGAAACTTTTATTACTAACTTATGCTAATTGTTAAACGTGGTTAAACGATGGCAAACAAAACCACGTTGGATGAAAGAAGCCTTGACTTTCTCGGGGCCCGCATCCCGGACGAGCTCCGCGACGAGGTTGTTGAGCTCTATAAGAGGGGATACCGAGCCACCGAGATTATCAAGGAGGGCATTCGTGCCTGCAGTGCACGCGAAGGCCTCATGGCCCGCATGCATACGGTTGTGAAGTCTGAAACCACTGTCGGAGGAGAGGGGAGTTAGTGATCGCGCATGACCGAAACCGCACCACTGCCCCGCCAGATCGTGGATCAGCTCCGTGCCGAACGCGGCGGGATCGTTGACTTCGCGATCGAGTGCGGCCGGATAAGAATCGTTGATGAATGCAAAAAGGTGGATGACAATGGAAACTTCAACAAAACCTGAAAATGGCAGCCCAGCCCACGCCGTGGAAAGCAAGGGGACGGGAACTGCCAGTACTGATTCTGAACGCAACGGCATGAAAGTTTGCCAGCACCCGTTCTGCGGCTGCATCTCGCAGAGCGGCTACCTGTGCAGGCACGGCAGCGAGTGCGAACCCCTGGATGCTGACGGCCGCAGGTTCACGGTGACCTACATCGAAGTGGACGGCCAGCGGCTTATGTGCCGGGACTTCGGCAGAAAGAAGGCTCTCGTTCTCGGTGTCTCGGACCGGATCATCGACGCTGACGCCGCGATCGCCAGCACGCCGTTTGCGGATGCAAAGCCGTTCGACCCCGCACGGTTCGTATCAGATCGGGTGGGATCATGAACCAGCACTTACCGCACCAGCGCCCCAGGGTGACTGAAGAGCCGGTCCCGGCCGGCACGGTTGCCCGGGCGTCCCGGACGTTCTGCCGGGCCGTGCGTGAGCTCAACACCCGCACCCGGTTCGTGCACGACCAGATCCGGGAGCACATGGGGGTGCAGTGAGATGGAAGCAGCAACCCGCACACCATCCCCCATCGCGGTCCAGCGGCCGCAGCCGTATGCCTATCTGCTGACCGAGACCGACCTTGCGGACATCGCCACGCTGCAGCAAGCGGGGATCTCCCGCACGCAGGCCACGGTCCTGCTGGTCCTGCACAGATACAGCAAGGGCGTCAAGGTCACGTCCCGCTGGATCGAACGCGTCGCGGACCTCCGGCAGCCGGAAGTGAGTATCGCCATCAGCGAACTGACCGAGGTCGGGATGGTCGGGATCACTGAGGACCGGAACCTCAGCAAGGGCCGGCCGGTCAAGGTCTACCAGGTCCTTGGCGATATCCCGGGGTATGTCCGCGGACATATCGCGGACCGCGTAGCCGAGATCAACAGGGCGGCCACGGAAGTCAATGCCGTTTTCGCTCGGGGGGTGCCGGCATGAAGGTCAAATTCATTCCCCCGAGGGAGGACGAGATCAACAAGTTCCTTGCCACCCCTGGGATCAAGCCCCTTTCCTGCCGGTTCATTCCGTCCCATGAAGGCGATGCAGACGTCATAAACCCGGCACAGTTCGTCATCCTCTACACAACGCCCGAAGACGACCAGGCAGCGAAGGACAAGGCAACCCTCGACCAGGCGGCCCAGCTGGACCGGCTCCTGGACATTGCCCGGGAAGTCGCCGAGGAAGGGAAGTTCTCGGCCTTCAAGAACAACACACAACGCGAACTCTTCCTCGCCGCCCGGTACAATCTGGTTGCCAGCGATGCCGGCCGGGTCACCGAGCTCCTGAAGCCGGAGATGGCCTCGGTCCTTGGAGGTGAGTGACATGGCAGAATGCAAGTTTTGTCACGGGGGTATCGAGTGGCGCAAAGTCGGGGAAAAGAGCGTCCCTTACAACCTCGACGGCACACCTCACCGCTGCAAGTCCCAGGCAGCGGGGGCGGCTCCAGCAGGTGCACCGGTCTCGTGCACGGCCCGGCTCGACGCGTTCTCCGGAGGCTCCGCAACGTTCCGAGTGAAGAGCGGCAAGTCAAAGACCTATGCGATCCTCGGCTCGATGGCGAACGAATGGAAAGCCGCCGGGTACAAAGCCGGCACCTGGCTTGAGTTCACGCTTGATGCGAAGAATTTCGTCCAGAACCCGCGGCAGGTCCCCGAACCCGCATGGGCGAAGGACCTGGAAGCACAGCAGGAGATCGCCCCGGCCCAGCCGGCACAGAAGCCGGCATCTGCTGCAGCAACGCAACAGGAAACCCGCACGTCCCCTGAGAGCCCTACAGCAGCCCGGCCCGCCCCCTCCGACATATTCCCGCCGAAAGACCGGCTGATCGTTGTCCAGTGCCTAGTGAAAGCCTACACTGAGTTGTGGTGCAATACCAACACCCCGGATTCAGTCACGTTTGGCGATGCACGGAAGGAGATCCTGGCAGCGGTCGAGCAGGACCTGCCGCGGGTGATGGCGATGGGGGTGCGGTAGGATGCACCTGGTCCACATCGCCGACACCCACCTCGGCAGGACATCGTTCCAGAAACTTGCGGAGGACGGCAGCAACCTCCGCGAAACCCTCATTTATGAAAATTTTTTGGCCGGCATCGAGCACATCGCCACGGAGGTACAGCCAGAAGTCCTGGTGCATTCCGGGGACCTGTTCGACACCGTGAAGCCGAAGACCAAGGCAATCCTGGTGGCACTCAAGGCCCTGGACATTCTGGAAGAGTATCACATTCCCGTGATTATCGTGGCGGGCAACCACGAGATGCAGAAGAACACCTACACGGCCAGCGCATTTGAGATCCTGAAAAAGGCCCACCCTGAGATCAACGCGGCATACTCGTTTCGGTATGAAAACTTCTTCATCAAGGGGACGATGTTCCATTGCATCCCGAACATGCTGCATGCCGCAGATTACAAGACGGCGGCCGAAGAGGCCCTTTCGTGGGTAAGAAACAGCACCTATGCAGGTCTCAAAGTTCAGGCGCACGTCCTCGTGACGCACGGCCTCGCAACCACGATCCGGGACAAGCGCCTCGCAACCTGCGCCGAGTTCGAGCTAACTCCTGATATCCTGTCGGAACAGTTCGATTACATCGCCCTCGGTCACTACCACGGTCAGACACAGGTCGGCACGAACGCATGGTATTCCGGCAGCCAGGAACACCTGACCTATGGGGAGATCAAAGACAAGAAAGGGGCGCTGGAGGTCAACATCGAGAACAACGTGACCCATGTCGAGCACCTCTCCCTGGTCCGGTCCCCAATGAAGGACCTCGGAGTGATTGATTGCGATCACCTCAACATGGACGATATCCTTGACGCCATTGAGGACGAGGTCGGACTCATTGACGGCATCGGCGACCAGATGTTCCAGATCACGCTGGACTTCGGCAGCAGCCCGGTCTGTGCCCTCCCGACCGACGCCCTCAAGCATATACGCGAGAGCATCCTCGACCTCAAGATAAGGGTCCGCAGCGCCGAGACTGAACGCCAGCAAATACAGCAGCAGGATCTGCATGCCATCGACTACGTACGCGAGTTCGGCCAATTTGTGCAGACACTCCCCATCACGGATGCGCAGTGCGTGGCCGTGGAACGAAAGGGAGTAGAGACCCTCAAAACGGTGATGGCGAACCACCTGGAGGACACCGCATGATCCTCGATCGCTTGACCCTCCGGAACTACAAACGGTTCCGTGACGTGGACATAACCTTCACCAACGGTATCACCGGCATTGTCGGCAACAACGGGGTAGGGAAATCCTCGATCGTTGATGCGGTCTTCTTTGCACTTTTCGGAGTCAGCGGCGGTATCGCCTCGGACTTCATCGTCTCATCGTTTGCCGATGGCGAGAAGTGCGAGGTCCTGCTGGACTTCCGTGTAGGCAACGAGGCATACTGCCTGCAGCGGGTGTTCAAGAAGGGCAAATCAGTCTATCATGATGCAGCCCTGAAATGTGCCGGAGAGATCCGGGCTTCCGGAGTCTCCCAGGTAGAGGCCGAGGTCCGCAGGATTTTGGGCATGGGCCCAGTGGACTTCCGGAACACCGTCTATGCAGCGCAGAAGGACCTCATGACCCTGCTGGACCTCACGCCAGGGAAAAGAAAGGAATGGTACCTGCGGGCCCTCGGAATCGACTACCTCAACACCGGCAGCCAGAAGATCCTGAAGGAGCAAGCCGACTCCCGAGAAAAGGAATCGAACCTCCTCCAGGGAGAACTTGCCGCACTGAGCCGGCAGGACCCCGCCGAGCTGGACCAGACCCGCAAGGACCTGACTGCAATGGGAGAGAGAATCTTAAGCCTGAAGGCGCAGGAAGAGGGCCTTCTCACGGCCAACAAGACCAGGACCGATGAACTGGCAGACTATCAGCTCAAGGAGGTCCGGCTCGGGAAACTCACCGACCAGGATGCATATCTTCGGAACGAGATCGGGATCCTGAACGGAAGGGCGGAGTCTCTTTCCGAGCAGATGGAGTCACTTACGATTGACGAGGCCCTGCTGCAGAACCTGGAGCAGACCGTTGCGGAGATCCCGAAAGCCCGCGAGGACATCGAAGCATACCGGACCAAGAAAGCCAGGCTCGACAATCTCGCAACGGAGAAGACGGCGATCCTCCGCGAGCAGGATAATATCAAGGCGCGGATCGCAAAGATTGACGCCAAGATCCAGGAGAGCGTTGTAGGAGAGTCCGAGCTCGTAGCCCTCACCACGAAGGTCAATACCGCACTCCGCCGGGACCTTGACAAATGGCCGGAGGACTCGGTAGCTGAGGCGCAGAAGGACGCACTCGAGTTGTCAACGATCCTCAACACCGAGATCAAGGCATGCAAAGCCAATCAGGAACGGATCAGGAAGGCGCTGGAATCAATCCGTGCCATCGGGCCGGAAGGGACATGCCCCACCTGTCTCCAGAAGATGGGTGACCATTTCGGAACTGTCGAAAAAGAATACCTTGCCCAGCTCGAAGCGGAAACCACCGAAGAGCAGGACCTTGACCGCAGGCTCGACGATGCACTTCACGAGACCGTGATAATCGCAGACCTCAAGCCGGCCATGAACCGCATCCGGGAAATCCGGATCATGCTCGGGTATCGGGAAACGTGGCTCGATGAACAACGCCAGCTCACCAGGGACCTCCTCGACACCGCAAAGAAGGCACGTGCAATCATCGAGGAGGCCGAGGCCCTTGACTACAAGGAAGAGGACCACCTCGCCTGCAAACAGCGCCTGGTCGAGCTGGAAGCCGCCCAGAAGAAACACGCCGACCTGATGAAACGGGACGCGACGCGGGCCGGTATCAGGGCCCAGATCGCAGAGCTCAAAAGCCAGATGACCGTGAAGAATGTCGCCCTGACAGAAGTCCGGACCGCGATCGACGCCAATCCGCTGGACCTGTCTGCAGGCCCCCGGCTCGCTCACGAGGTCGAGAAGCTCGCCATCAATCTCAAGAGCATCAGCCAGGACCTCGCCACCTCCATCGAGAGGGAACGGGCTCTGACGCAGAAGGTCGCGGACCTGGAACTCGCAGCGGCCCGTGTCGGCATTGTCCAGCAGCAGCTGGCAACACTCCGGGAAGAGATCGAGATCCTGAAACTCACCAGGGCCGCGATCGCGGACTATGTGGTGTATGTGATGCAGGTGGTCCGGGCCCGGCTCGAGACCGAAGTCAGCTCCATTATCGGTGAGATCACGGGCGGGAAGTATGACCAAGTCCTGATAGATGAAGACTTCAACCTCCTCGTGCGGGAGAACGACCGTGAATACACGGTGGACCGGTTCAGCGGGGGCGAGCAGGACGACATTGCGGTGGCGCTCCGCATCGCCCTGTCCCGGTACCTTGCGGAGCTGCACCACGTCCACGAGAGCACGCTCCTGATCTTTGACGAGATCTTCGGAAGCCAAGACGAGGAACGCAGGGCCAACCTCCTGACGGCCCTTCGCTCTCAGGAATCCCGCTTCCCGCAGATCCTCCTCATCAGCCACATCGCGGAGATCCAGGGCGAATTCGAAAACACCCTGCTGGTCCAGGGTAACGGGCCGGTCAGTACCGTGAAAGCGGGGGTGTGAACATGGAGAAGAAAGTATGTCCCCTTCTCACAGCCATCGGTCCGATCAACAAGGATGGCGGAAAACCCGGCTGGAGTTGTCTTGAAGGGAAGTGCGCCTGGTGGACCAATCTGAAAGACGAGGCCGGCACTGAACATGGAATGTGTGCGATCGCGGCCATCGTCTGCGTGAAGGTGGTCTGATGTTCCAGGACAACCCCGGGGAAAAGAAGGCCCTGCATGCCCTCATGGCGGACACGATTGTCGCGGGATACTTCGAGGAAGGCCGCTGGATACCGGTTACCTTTGGCGAATATGTCGAATTGATCTGGGACACCGGCGTCCCGCCGGCATACCTGAAACCAGCGGAAGGATTCATTGGGGTCCTCGTGATGGTCGCAAGGCCCGGTCTCCCGCTACCGGACGTCGCAGTGCCGAAGTTCGTGCCCGGCATCGTACCGGAAATCCGGCGGAGGGTATGATGAAAACCACCGTCTACCTCCGATTAACGAAAGATGGCCAGGTCAACGCAACCCAGACCGCCAAGGTGGAGCCGCTCCGGGATACCCGGGGAAAGGCAAAGCCCACCGTCTTCCTGGCGCTGCAGGTGAATATCCCGGACGAAGCCTTCAGACCCCCGAGCATCTCGGCCTCCATATCCGTCCCGATCGAGAAAGTCGGGACGGCCGTCGAAGTTGTGGACCCGCTGAAGATCTGTGGAGGTCCCTCATGAAGCTGCACGAGTTGAAGTGCGAGGACCCGCACTTCTCCGATGTCGCGGTAGGTAAGAAAAGATTCGAATGGAGGAAAAACGATCGGGACTTCCAGGAAGGAGATCTTCTTCTCCTTCGTCTCTGGGATCCCAGCGCAAAACGGTACCCGCAATGCGATCCGATTCTCGTTAAAGTTACGTCAATCCTGACGGAGGGCTATGAACTGCCCTCCGGCTGGTGTATCATGTCGATTACCAAACCCCAGAAGGTCGTGAAAGAATGATCCAGGACTATGAAATTGAACGAAAAATCCAGACCCAAGGCGATACCGCCACCCTCTTTTTCGGCCTCAAGGCCGCGAACGTCCCTGTTAAAGATGCGATCGATGCTGAATCAGAATTTACCCGGTTCCTGAGCCGGGTGACCGGGAAGCAGATCACCACGACCGCCAAGCCCAGCGAGACCCGCACGATTATCTGGACCCAGGAGGAGTTGGTGCCGGTCAAGAGAGCAGCTACTGTAGAAGCAGCCTGGGCAGACTATCATGAGAAATTCCCGGAATCCTCGCGGACTAGGGCTGCGATAAAAGGAAAATGGATGGAGCTGCACAAGAAGCCAGTACCTGACCCGGTGGATGCACGGACAACGGGCTGCGACGGATGTGAGAATGCCGAGTCCGGATCAATCGATTTCGAGAAGTGCAATGCATGTTCGCCGCCTCTCAAGAAGGACCCCGAACCCCCGCTGACAAAGGTTGCATTCACGGAGAAGAAGACCCGTGCATCGGGACCTGTAAAACCGGGCCGACGCAAAGGCAACAAGTTCGGTATTCCCAACGAGTTGAAAAAGACCGACAAGAAACTCTTTGACCGGCTCTGGCAGCGATGCAAATCTCACGGCATCACTTACGAGGAGGCGCTGAATTTCAAGCCCACGAAACCCGGCAGGAAACCGAAGGCCCAGAACACCTCCAAGCAATTACGTGAAGCAATTGATTCAAGCAATGAATGGACCCTCGAAGAGGACGCAGCGATCCGCGAGTGTCCGAACGAGGACATGGCGCTCACCCATTTCCTGAACAAATTCCCCGAGTCCACCAGGACGGCCGTGGAGGTGTCCCAGAGATGGCAGGAGCTCAAGGGACTAGCAGATGAGATGGCGGAGGAGGCGGAAGCTTGACCCTCCGAATAATCCAGACCGCGGACGGCCCGGTCGTCCCGATCGTAGATATCGCGGCTGGCATCGGATACACGCGCTCGGCCATATCAAAGATGCTTAAGAGGTATCCGGAAGCGTTCAACGGGTTGAGTGTCATTCAACCCGTTGAAACCGGCAGCCGTGGTGTCCAACACATGATCTGTCTCACCAGGGAAGGTGTCGATCAGCTGCTGATCCGGCTCGAGCCGGCATCCACAACAAAACCCGAGCTCAGGGAAAAAGTGCAGGCTCTCAAGGACCGGGCATTCAGCAACCATCACGAGGCTCCCCTCGCGGCGACCACTCCCCTCATCGACTCACTCAACCGGAACGCCGATATCGCGGACATCCTGGTGGACCGGTACAACTATCAGCCGGAAGTTGCCCGTTCTCTTGCCATGGCTGCCGTGGTAGAAGAATGCGGAGGTCCCGCACTGATTTTTAAAGGCCCTGCGATGTTATCGGCACCGAAAGCCGAGGAGAGTGTTCCTGCGTTACCTCTTATGAGCTGCAGTAAGTGCATCATGAGCGAGGCCGATCCGGAGTTCGAGAAATACTTCTCGCTGCGAAAAGTCGCCGAATATACCGGACTCCAAGAAGATCGCGTCAGGAACATCCTGGAAAAGTCCGGCTTATTGCACTGGGAGCACGGCATCTGGCATCTCACCCAGGTCGGTAAACAGTTCGGCAAGGTCTTCACAACATACCCGCTCGCTCCGCACCGGATGACCGAGAAGAAGATGATCCGTTGGTCCCCCGCGGCAATTGAACGGGTTAAGACGTATGTATCTGCCGGCCAGGCTCAACTGGTAGAATCCACCAGCGGGTGACCCTCATGTCACTTTCATGCTATCTGGTAGAGGCAGCGATTTACGGCGGTGTTGCAGGGTTCGCTATCCTTCTTGCATCGGCATTTGTCGGATTCATCGGTCTCGCAACCTATCTCGTCTTCGGGTGGTAACCATGGGCAGGAAATCCCGGACCAACCGGAGCAAGAACAGAGTAGTCCAGCAGGGCCCGTCCCGTGCACTCCTGAAGGTCGAAACCATCATCGAGCGCAAAACCCAGGCACAGATCTGGGTGGGCCTCAAGGAGAAGCACCGCGGCGACATCCCGCCAGAGGACATCTGGAACCATCTCGCGGACCGCAGGCAATCGTCGATTACCACCACAAGCGGGGCGAGGCTTGCTCGGAGTTAAGATTATGCAGGCACTCCAGGCGAAACCAGACACCTCCGCAGAGCTCGCCGACCAGTTCGGCTGCAGCGACCGGCACGTCCGCAGGATCCTCCAGGATCCCCCGGAGGGGTACACGGTCACAGCGACTAGGAACGGTCGCAACATCGTATACTCCGCAGCGGCGGAGGAGAAGAAGGAGGCTGCTGCATCATCATCTATTACCGCGATTGCGGACCCTGCAGGAAATAGCGGACATGGAATAGCGGACATGTCCGCTATTAATTGCGGACATTCTGCAAGTTCAGACGGTAGAATAGCGGACATTGAGAAAAATAGCGGACATAATAGCGGACATGACAAACCCTTGAACTCGAAGCAGCGGAGCCGGAACGCGAAACGGACCCCCACAAGGCATGGTCCCGCCGCAAATGGAGCCCCCTGCGGCTCCGGAACGGGCCAGTTAACGCCTTGTGGGGACAGCGGCACAAACCTATGTCCGCAATTCTTCGCAGGGTTCGAGCGGGACATGATCCAGTTCGTACTGTTCGACAAGATATTCAGGGACCTCCTGATGACCCGGGCGGATGAGAGAGGCTGGCAGGTCCGCAAGGTCCACGGCCTGACCTGGATCTATCCAATGAACACCCTCTCGCTCCAGGTGGGGAAAGACACCGTGACCTTTTACAGCAGCGAGCCGGGCGACATGTCCGTGATCTCCAGGTGGGTCCAGGACAATTTTGCGGTTGAGTATGGAGACATCAAATCGCTGGTATGCCGGATCAAGTATCCGCAAAACCTCTCGTCGGAAGAGTTGACGGTCGTTGTCAAGCGGCCAGAGACCATTCAGGCAATCCGGACCAGCATCGGGAAATCCATGGTTAACGGCCAGTTCAACCTGCAACACCCGAGCGAAGCCATCCCGGGCCTGAAAATCTACGAGCGGGACGGCACCATGCGGATCGAGTTCATCGTCCACAACCACAAGACAGGGGCCGCTGCGGTCGACATGCGGGAAGAGCTGATGCGGGACCTCCCGAGAATTCACGGGACCCCCGGCCTGTTCTGGGAATTCGTCCAGAAATACTACTCGGCACTCCATCACCCGCTGATTATCGACACGGGGGGTCATGACTTCCTGCAGGCCCTGGACAAGATCACCGGTCACTTCACCGGAGCACTTCGGGACCTTGCCGCCAAGATCCCCGTGGCCCCGACCGGCAGGGAACTGCAGCTCAGGGAACTGAGGGACGCAATTGAAGCCCTGGAAAGCGGCGAGCTCGGCGACATCATCCGGACCTTCAGGGACCTTGCGAACATCGAGGAAACCCCCACCAAAGTATTCTTGGCAGCCTGGGTGATCTGGAACAACCGGCACCGGAAAGGCCGGGTGAACAAGGCTGAGATTGCGGGCATGCTGATGAGGCAGAACGACCCGCTTACCCTGGCACAGATAGCGGATGCTATCGACCGGCTGAAGATGGTCGGGCTGATGGACGAGAATCCGAAGATTGAGATCTGCTTCTCGGCAGCAGGGCGGGAGATAGCCGAGATTCTGATAGCGAAAAAGGAGGGGATACAGTGAACAGCAGGGAATCAAGGATCGAGAGATGGATTGCGAAACGGGAACCTGGGGCGACGTTCAAGACCGCCGAACTGGCAAAAGAACTGAATTACGACCCCAAGACGGTCGGCCGGATCATCGGGAAACAGCCGAACATTAAAGGCCACCACATCAGGGGATCCTGTCATATCTGGGAGGTTGTGCCCGTATGACTGGCTCGATATCATGCCCGCCCGCCCGGCGCACAGTCAGCCGGCGCAAAATGCTGGCAAAATGGCAACGATCGCCCCGTTGGAAGGCTCTGGTGGAAGAGCACGCCCACACTCCCGAATCGGTCTGCGTCTACTGCGGCAGGCATCACAACCAGCAATGGACCAACAGCAAAGGGGAGGAGAAAACAGTCCGGCTCACCATCAACCACAAGGACCGGGCGCTCTACCTCACGGAAGATCTATACTGCACCTGGAACCCGGAGAAGATGGAGATCACCTGCCTTGCGTGCAACCGTCTCTTCGAACAGGGCCGGAAACCCTGCCCCGAATGCCTGAAGGAAGGCCGGTACCGCCCGATCCGGTGGAACGATGAGGAATGCGAGGAATGCTATTTCCGGAAACACCCGGAGGCGGCAAAGTTGGCAGAGGAGGGCCGGCGGAAGTTCACGGAGGGGGTCCGGCAGGCTAACGCGGCCCGGGCGGACCGGCAGCGGAAAGCCAAGGTCCGCCACCCCTGCCGGTACCGGATGGTCAGCGGCCGGTGCCAGCTCAGCAAGATCGGCACCCGGTGCACGTTCAGCCCGTCCAAGGCGCTGAAGCGATGCGGGGATGCGGAAGCGAAGAAAGGAGCGATGGCATGAGCTCCTGCAGCAGCGTCCCAACCCAGAAAGAAAAGAAGTGGGGAGTCAAGGACTGCCGGGCGCGGAAATGTCCGGACTTGAGGAAAGACACGACCGGGCCGTTCCCCGAAGACTCCCCGGAGAGGTGTTACGCGCTTGGTGAGGACCATCACAGCATGATGCCCGGGACGTTGTCCTGCTGCATCAAAGACTTGGATGGGATGAAACCCGAGGAGTTCCTCCGTCACGTCGTCTGGTCCCTGCGCGATTCCTGGGAGAAAAAGTTCACCGGCAACCGGAAGACCCCGGGTGTGAGAAATTGCCCTGCAGGCTGCCCCTTCAAGATCTCCGAAGAGGGTGAGGTCAGAGACCGGAGCAATAAGGACGACTACTACGCGATGAAGAAAGGACTGATCTGGAAATGCGCCTTTTCTGGTGCCGAGCTCGGTTCAGGTCTCGCAGCATCGTGTCCCTGCCATGTCCTGGACAACCCGGACCAGGAGAAGTATCTCCGGGACCTGCGGACGACGATCGAAATCTATCAGCGGGTCGATTTCGATTATAAGCATCTCGATGTCAGATGCGCAACCTGTTCATGTCCCGACGGGATTCACCGCTGCAAGGACTGGAAGACCTGCCCCGTCATCAAGCTCCCGATAGCGGACATCAAGGAATGCCCACTCTGGCGGATCCCCGCGAAGTTGCTGCAGGCCCCCGCGATCGAGACCCCTGCAAAACCCACGCCGGAGCCGGAACAGAATACCGAAAATAAGCCAGCACCTGAATCACCGGCCGAGAGACTGGCGCGAGGAAAGGCCATCCGCGAGGAGGTCGGGGAAAACCGGGAAGCGATGAAGAGAGTGATGTCGGGGAAATCGTCGGTGAAGAAAGCCAAGAAGGAGAAACCCGAACCCCCGGCCCTGAACGTTCTCTACCTGGAAGACTGCGAGAAGCTGAGCAAGAGGATGGAACCCGAGTCCGTGGACCTCATCTTCACGGACCCGCCTTACGTGACCGAGCCGATCGTGGACGAGGTCACGCAGTGGGAACGGGCATACGTTGCCCTGCACCTCATCGCCAGCCGGGTCCTGAAACCTTCCGGCTTCTTGATCACGTACGCTCCGCAGGCCCACCTGCTCGACATCATGGAGATCCTGGCGTACGGGTCCTCCTGGAACATCAACGTACAGGAAACCGGCGGACGCCTGGACTACTTCTGGATCATCCCGTCCATCAACGGGGGAGCGACCTGCAAGGCTCACAAGTGGAACGCACTCTGCCTGCACAAACCGATCCTGGTCTTCCAGAAAGCGCCGTTCAAGAGCCCTTCAAAATGCTTTGCCGATGTGGTCCGCGGCAAGAAACAGAAGTCATACCACGCATGGCAGCAGAGCGTGCACGACGTCCTCGGCATCCTTTCCCGGTTCATGGAACCAGGACAGGTCCTGTTCGACCCCTACGCCTGCACCGGAACGACCCTCATTGCAGGGCAGCTCCTCGGGATGAAGTGGATAGGGGCCGAGATTGACCCGGCAGCCCACGCGATCGGGGTCAGAGAACTGCAGCAGCGTCCGATGGACCTGTTCACGTTCGGAGGCGAGCAGCCGGAACCGCCCCAGGTCCGCGAAGTCATCGAGGCCCCGAAGGACACCAGCAAGCAGGCCGCGATCGGGGACCCGGCCCTTGAGGCCCGGCCGGTTGAATGCAAGATCCAGGACCTTGTGAAAGAAGAACCCGCTGCACCAAAAGAACCGCTCTGCTACTGCACCCCCTGCAAGACCTGGGCGACCTGCACGGCAAAGCCGGAGAGCAAGGAGTGCCAGGCACACCGGAAACTCAAGGAAGACATCCCGGAGGGCGGCTGCACCAACTGCGGACATCACAAGACAAAGAAAACCTTCAAGGAGAGCTGCACCCGGCTCAAGGACCTGCTGTTAAAAGGCGGCCAGTATTCCGCTGTCCGGCTGATGGCAGAGGTCGCAGCGGACGGATGCCTCGGCTGGATCCCCAAGAACGAGGAGCCCGAGAAGGTCCCCGAACCCGTCGAGGAGGACAAGGCCCCCCCCAAGAAAAAGCCGGAGCGTGACACCCCCGAGTGGTTCGAAGCACTCACCGAGGCCAAACGCAGGAATAATCCCGGCTGGATCTGGGAGGTCTGGAAACACTCCGAGAAAGGGGAATGGCTGTACGAGGGAGCGGATACTTACCCAGGAGCCGTCGATATCAAAGACCGACTCGATAAGACCCTCCCGGAAAGTCACCCAGGCAAACACTCCCCGGTACATTTCACACTCCGACCAAGACCAAAGCCGGACTATCCCGCCGATGAGATCGAAGGCCCCTGCAAAGTCTGCAAAATTGAGTGCATCGATGAGAACGGTGCCGATGGCTGCTGGGAATTCGAGGAGCACTCACGAAAACTCGATGGAGAAGGTGGGCCCGCATCGCCCCGCTGGGGATATCGGGAAATCTGCATCATATCCTGTGGAAAGGTCAAAATCTGGGACGAACCCGCGAAAGGGAAGAAAATCCCCCCGGCCCGTGTCTGCGCCCGGAATGCGTACACCGGCCCCCTGTTCACCCTGGCAAGGAAATATGCGGAGCACGAGTACAAGGGACCCGAATATTACATCCTCTCCGACAAGTACGGCCTGATTCGTCCAGGTGACGAGATCGAGAATTACGATGTCTCTCCTGAAGATATCGAGAAAGATGCCGAATTCCTCGACATGGTCCAGCAGCGGGCCAAGGCCGACCCGGACCTTGCAATGGTGGAGAAGATAACCGTCATCTGCGGGGAAATCCATCAGCGTATTATTGAGAAGGCTTTCCCAGGCGTCGAAATCGTCAATCCCGTCCAGGGCCTCCCCCAGGGAAAGAGGATGCAGGCCCTCAAGGCACTGGTCGAAACCCCGGAAGGGAAGACACCTTCAGTTCCTGTGGACGCGGCGCCGGCAGAAAAAGAGAAGCCGAACTGCGGAGGGAAACGCCCCGCGATCAGCAGGTGCCCGGACAACTGCCCCGATAGGAGCATCGAGAAGGAAGGCGGATATCCCCAGGGCCGCTGCAAGCAGACCGGCGAAAAACTCCGGGAAATGCAGACCTGTCCGAACGATCCCCCCAAGGCCGAGAAGAAACCCGGCAAGAAAACCGAGAAGCCCATCGAATCAGTGGTCCCGTTCCGGCAATTCCTGAACGAGCACCACGAGCAGATCGTGACCGGCAAGGACCTCCCGATCGTCCCGCACGTAGTGGAACAGTACAAACGGTTCGACAGCAAGCCGGCGCCGGTGAAACTCTTCATCGGGCTGAAAAACCAGTGGTGGACCCTGACTCCATCGGGCAAGCTCCGGAAAGTCAGCAAGAGGACCGGGCAGCACTGCCAGGGAGAATCGTTCCCGGACTGCAAATTCGTATTCGAATGGCATTACGCCGATAACAAAAAGGAGGACTGAAACCCCATGATGAAAATTTCACAAGAAAGACTGGCGACGTTCTGCGGGATCCTTGGCGCGATCGTGCCGGAATGCCGGCTGATGATCACCCGGGATGGCTGGAACACCATGGCCGTTGACACTGCGAACGTCGCAATGGTCTCCGCCAACCTCCCAGGAACCCTTTTTGAAGAGTTCAGCGAGGAAGAAGAGAAGGTTGAGATCGGCATGGACCTGCAGAAATGGAAAAACATACTGACGGTCATGAATGATAAGAAAAGCATCATCGAGATCGAGCAGCAGAAGAGCGCCGGCAAGATTCGGATCACGGACGGCAGGTATACCTACCTCCACGTCCCGCTCGATGTCTCCACGGTCAGGAAACGTCCGACCATCCCCTTCCTCAGTCTTCCGTCAGGGGTCAAGGTGGAGGCCAAAGAAATCCAGGAAGCCATCAAGGCCCTGGGAGTAATCGCGGACAAGGCGAGGTTTACCAGCAGCATCAAAGGCGGTCTCGCGCTCGATGCCGACGGCGACACCGACCATCTCAGCAAAGTCCTCACGGCCCTGGACGGCAGCAAGTTCCCGGCCGAACCGGTCTCATCCCTGTTCTCCCTGGACTACTTATCGGATATGACGAAGGCAATGAAGGAGAGCGGGACCATCACCGTCTCCACCGGGCAGAATCACCCGGTCCGGTTCGATTTCGAACCCCTGGACGGGTTCGAGTGCTCGTATCTGGTGGCCCCCCGGATCGAGCAGGAGGATACGGCATGAGCTGGGTTTGTCCGTGGTGCGGCTTCGAGAATTACCAGATGCCGCTTAACTCCCGCCACGAAATATTTTGCAAAGGGTGCGGCAAGAACCACACCACTCCGGAAGAAGTCGAGTCAATGATCAAGCCTCAGATCGAGGCGGAAGAAGCTGCCCTCAAGGAAGCTCGGGCACAGATGAACGAGGCACGGGATCATATCGCAAGCCTGAACGACGAGATGGCAACATGGCAGAATAAATATGAAGTTGCTGCAGAAAACGTCGCGGAGGCCAAAAAGGAGATCAAGGCTCTGAAGAACGTTCGCATCCATAGGGAAGCCGACCGAGTCGCAAAAACCCGGCTGGATATCCACCAGAAAACTCTCCCTTTTGAGGTGCCGGCATGAACAAGACCGCGATCGAGTGGTGCGACTATACCTGGAATCCGGTCACAGGCTGCCTGCACGACTGCCCGTACTGCTACGCCCGGAAGATAGCCGAGCGCTTCAAGGGCTCGAAGGCATGGCCACAGGGATTCGAGCCAATGTTTCACCCGGACCGCCTCGATGCACCCCGCCATGTCGGAAGACAATACAATTGTCTTGAATCGATGGCAAAGGGATCGACGGTCTTTGTCTGTTCAATGGCCGACCTGTTCGGGAGCTGGGTCCCTGAAGAATGGATCATCCGGGTGATGGAAGCAGCGAAACGGGTTCCCCGTCATACATATATTTTCCTGACGAAAAACCCGAGCCGGTACCTCTTCATCCCAGGATCCTATCTCGACCAAAAGAACTTCTGGTTCGGGACGACAGTAACGGGAGGAGACCGACCCTCACTAGAGAGGATGGACAGTCTCAGAAAACTGCCGGCCCTGAACAAGTTCATCTCGTTCGAGCCCCTGCTCGGTGGCTCCAGAGAATGGGATCTTTCCGACATAAAGCAGGTGATTGTCGGGGCGCAGACAAACCCCTCGATCGTTCCGGACGGAGTGGCAATCCGCTGCATTGTTCTTGCAGCCCATGAAGCGAACGCTGACGTCTTCTTCAAAGACTCAATGAACGGAGTATCCTGGCCGGGACAAAGCACGTACATCAATGTCCGCGATCTCGCATGGCCGCTGCGCAAGGAGGTGAGTGCTTGAGCCATGAACTCCAGCCCCGCTGCGTCGTCTGCGGCTGCCAGCTCCCGCATCTCTCCAGGGCCGAGGCCCTCCAGAAGGGTGCCGCCATCGAGATCAACGGTCTCACGTACTACAAGTGCATCGGCCGGCACACCGAGCAGGAGATCCTCCAGGTAATCGCAGCAGTGCCAAGGTTTGCAAAGGCCGGGAGCTATAAATGAGCGCCCAGGGGTATTACGAAGACCAGCTCGAAGAAGCGATGGAAAATCTCCTGAAATTCTACCTGTCAGGGGGCGGCACGACATGGACAAAGGAAAAGGCATTTCTCGCGCTCAAGGAAAAGATATCCGAAATCACTGACGAGCTCGAAGGGCGGGTGCCGAATGACTAACCGGCATCAGGAATGTTACCTCTGCCCAAGGGAGGGGAAGAAGACCTTCACAGACGGTCTCTCACACGAGGACCGTATGCTCGCCATGCGCTCGATCGAGGGCGGCTGCGTGCGAATCGGGATGTTCCGAATCCAGCCAGGGGGCCGCCCGGAATGACCCGCCACATCTGCAAGTCCTGCCGGAAACCCTACGAGCGGGATCCCGCAGTGCAGGAGAAGTGGAACAAGACCCGGCCCGAGACCGAGGGCCTCTGCCTGGAATGCATCGGGCGGCTGGCAACCGACAAGGCAATGGAGGAATCATGAGCGAGAACCCGCTCCGGGGCCGGATCGTCTTCACCAAGAAGCGGGGACCACACGGCAAGGGTCATTATATGGAGACCGACGCCTCCGGATTCTGCGGACGGGATATCACGCCAGGGAAAGTCATGCCCGAGGACTGGAACCCGGAAGAACATCCCGAAGTGATGTGCACGAAATGCCTGGAATGGTATCGGATCCTCAACAAGCCGAAGGAGGAGAAAAAAGAACCAAAATAATTTTACGCAAATACCCGATAACCTCCACACATCGCCCAACAAAGCCCGATATCCCTTATTTTATCTCAGCTCGTCTGCCACTCTCTTTTGCATAAAACCGGCCAAAGAGCCGGGGGAGTAATCAAAATGGACTTATCACCGTATTATGGAGCGATCGTAATCATCGCCACCGCCATCTACATGGCGATCGGCTATTATTACAAGGGACTGAAACAGGGAGAATCATTCGACTGGAAGAAATGCGGGGAAACCGTCGCCCTCGTTGTCCTCCTCACCGTCACCGGTCTGATGTCGGGCGTCACCGTCACAGCAGACTGGATATCCGCAATGCTCGGATCACTGGGTGATAACCCGGTCGCATTTACTGCGATCGTGGCGGCGCTCATCGGCCTGATAGATCAGTTCGTGAAAAACGGCGGGCGAATCCTTACTAAGGGCACCACCACCGAATCAGTCGTCACCACGCAGACCAAGGCGTCTCTGCCAGCAACCACCTCGGCAGACCCGGTAAAAACCACGGAAGGCAGACTCCCGGATGCCAACGTCAGCGTCCTCGGCATCTATGGCGACTCCGCCTCAGCACACACCCCCGCCCCCTCATTCACCTGCGATGTCAACCAGGTCCCGCAGCTCTTCGCGGACCTCAAGGTCCTCGTTGCGGGCAACGGATTCTATTCAATCTTCATCAACGGCGAGCCCCTGAAGGACAACCAGATGCAGAACTTCGAGGCTAAGGAAGCCGGCAAGACCATCCCGATATCGTTCTGGATCCCGCAGAAGTACAGGGTCCCCGGGAAAACACAGCTTATCACCATCACCACCGGGGCGGAAACCACCGAGGACTTCGGCCTCAACAACGACAAAGCAGAGATCCCGATTACCTTCACCAGCCAGAACTTCGGGCTGACATTCACCGGAACAAAGGCAAGCGAGTAACCAGAATGACCCGGGCCGACGCGATCGCGTATGCCATCTGCACCATCGTGATCGTTGCCGGCTTGATCTATCTCTGGGGGTATTGCAAGTGAACGCGGGGCCCGCGTCTGCCAGCCGTCTGGACACTGTCCCTCGGCACGGTGCAGAGCTTCATCCAGGTCCGGTTCAGTCCGGCCGGGCCCCATTCCCCCAAAGGCAGCAGTTTCCATCATCCACCAACTTCTGCTGCCCGCGGGGATCACTCCAAAAATCACGGCTGCCAGAGGGTCACCGGGCTCACTGTCGTCCCGGGGCAGCCATCACCCTGTCGGGTAATAATCGTACAGACGTTCGAACGCCATGCACCAGGTACTCGATTTCATCATCCAACCTCCGTGAAGGGAACCCTCTCAAGTCTCTCATCATCAGGGTAATTGAGCCATAATACTCCCCAGGCAGGGACCGATCACCTCCAAGAAAAAATGCCACTGAAGCCGTCGGGGACGGCCTGCAACCATCACCCACTCTGTCAAGTCGAGGTTGCAGAAAACCCGGTTCAACTCCGGGGAGTGGCCTTCAATGACCAGCAATCTCCAGGGCCCCACTCTTTCAGACGCAAAGGGCGAGCGGAGGATCCGCAAGCTGTACGAACGGGCCGGCCACATCGACGCACAGGTCGAGGAGCTCCAGGACAAGAAAGGCATCATCGAGCATGAGATCAGCGAGCTCGAGTATGACCCGGTCCGGCTCCGGGCCCTGGTGGACAGACCGGCGCTCGGGAATCTGACCCGGGAGGGATGGACGTGAAGAAAAAAGAGCTGAAGAACGTCCCCATCACCTCCCTGGTCCCGTATCAGAAGAAACTGCACGACACGAGCAAAGCGGTCCCCGATATCGCCCATTCCCTGGAGAAATTCGAGTATGTCAAGATCTCGGTCGTGGTTGATGAAAACCTGCAGGTCATCTGCGGACAGGGCGTCCTGAAAGCGATGCAGGAGATCGGCTGGGAAAAAGTCCCGGAGGTCACTCAGATCATCGGCATGCCCGAGACGCTCAAGCGGGAATACCGGATAGCGGACAACCAGAGCGGCAGCCGCTCGAAATGGAACCCCGAGGACCTCCTCAAGGAAATCGACGAGATCAGACTCGATGACCCGGCCTTCCAGGTAGGCGATATCGCGTTTGACCAGCGGGACCTGGACCAGATGCTCCATGACCTGGAAGATGAGGGTGTGGAAGAGGACGACTTCGACCCGGACAGCATCCGGCCCACGGACATCAAGTATGGCGATATCTACCAGCTGGGTCCCCACCGGCTCATCTGCGGGGACGCCACGAAACCCGAGGATCTCCATAAGCTCCTGGACAGCCGCCAGGCTCACCTGGTCTTCACGGACCCCCCATATAACGTGGACTATACCGGCAAGACAAAGGACGCCCTCAAAATTGCCAACGACCATATGACCGAGTCGGAATTTTACAAGTTCCTGCTGCAGGCGTACCGGTGCATGTTCGACGCCTGCGTTGAGGGGGCCCCCATTTACGTATGCCATTCTGATTCCGAAACCCTCGCCTTTCGGCAGGCGTTCAAGGAGGCCGGCTTCGAACTGAAGCAGTGCATCATCTGGGTCAAGGACCAGTTCGTTCTCGGTCGCCAGGACTACCACTGGCAGCACGAACCCATCCTGGAAGGTTGCAAGGGACACGAGCCGGTCCTTTACGGCTGGAAAGGCGGTAAGGCTCACCGCTGGTTCGGAGGTCGGAACAAGAGCACGGTCTGGGAAGTCCCGAAGCCGGCCCGGAATGCCGAACATCCGACCATGAAGCCGATCGAGCTCGTAGCCAGGGCCGTGAAGAACTCCTCGGTTAAGGGCAACGTGGTCCTGGACCCGTTCGGGGGCCTCGGGTCCACGCTCATGGCCTGCGAGCAGACCGGCCGGGTCTGCTGCACGTGCGAGTTGGGCCCGCACTATTGCCAGGGCATAATCGACCGCTGGGAGCAGTTCACCGGCAAGACAGCGGAGAAGGTCGCCTGATGGTCCGGAAGAAACCCGCCGCGAAAAAGGAAACGGCGCCGGTAAAAATTAAGAAATCCCGGGGCGCACCGACGAAATACGACCCTGACATTCACCCGATAAAAGGGTGGACCCTGGCCCAGAAAGGCTTCATCAACAAAGAGATCGCGGCCGGACTTAGAATTTCCACAGCAACGCTCGCCTCCTGGGTAAAAAAATTCCCTGAATTCCTAAGTGCCATTAAAGAGGGCAAGGAAGTCGCGGATGGACGGGTCGCAAAAGCCTTGTATAAACGGGCGATCGGGTACAAGATTCCCGAGAAGAAAGTCATTCAGAATGCCGACGGAAGTATGCGGAAGGAAGTCACCGAGAAAGAGATCTGCCCCGATGTCACCGCGATCAAGTTCTGGCTTACCAACCGGGACCCCGACAACTGGCGGGATAAGGTCGACCATGAAGTAGGTGGCAAGGACGGGAAACCGATTGCGGTCAAGGTCCTCCGCGGCGTCAGCATGGAGGACTTATGAGTATGGCCGCCCCCACGCCATCAGTAAAGTCCCCCTGGGTGATTGTCGAGCTTCCGGAAGGTGCAGCGCAGGGTTTCCAGCCATACGGAGGCGGTCTCGAACTCTGGAAATACAAGGGCCCCGAAGTCATCATCAGCGGCCCTGCAGAGACCGGCAAGACCCGCACAGCCTTGGAAAAACTCGATGCACTTCTCTGGAAATACCCGGGTTCCCAGGCAATCATCGTCCGGAAAACCTACAAGAGCCTGAAGACCTCGGTCCTCCTCACATACGAGCGCAAAGTTCTGGGTGCCTGGAACAAAGACGGCACCACGGTCATACGGGACGATTCAGGTAAGACGATAGGGACACTCAAAGGCGCATTCGACCAGAGCAAAACCCCCGTCACGAAACTCGGCGGAGAACACGTCGAGGGATATGTGTACCCGAACGGCAGCCGCATCTTCCTGGGAGGCATGGACGTGCCCCAGAAGGTCCTGTCCTCGGAATGGGATTTTGTCTATGTCAACCAGGCCGAAGAGCTCGACCTCAACGACTGGGAAATCATCAGCACAAGAACGACCGGCCGGGCGGGGAACTCCCCGTATGCCCAGATGATCGCGGACTGCAACCCCGACCGACCGACTCACTGGATCCTATCCCGCCCCACGCTCAAAGTCATCGAGAGCCGGCATGAGGACAACCCCACGCTTTTCAACCAGGTAACCGGTGCCATCACCGAGCAGGGCAAGCGCACGCTGGCAGTCCTCGACGCACTCACGGGCGTCAGGAAACTCCGGCTCCGGCACGGCAAATGGGTAGCTGCGGAAGGTGTTGTGTACGAAGACTGGGACCGGTCCATCCACCTCATCGACCCGTTCCCGATTCCGGACACCTGGATTCGCATACGGGCGATCGACTTCGGGTATACCAACCCGTTCGTCTGTCAGTGGTTCGCGATCGATGGTGACGGCAGGCTCTACCTCTATCGGGAGATCTACATGAGCCGGCTTCTGGTCGAGGATGCTGCAGCACAGATCAATACATTGTCGTGCACCGGCCCGGCAAAGGTAGCCGTAACATGCCCCGTCTGTGGAACCCCCAACAAACCGGGGGTTGACCACTGCGAGAACTGCGGGCAACCGTGGATGGAAGATATCTATGCGACAATCGCCGATCACGATGCCGAGGACCGGGCAACCCTGGAGCGTCACGGGATCCCGACCGTAGCCGCGATGAAAGCCGTTTCTCCGGGCATCCAGGCTGTTCAATCCCGGCTCCGTAAAGCCGGTGATGGAAAGCCCCGTCTCTTCATCTTCCGTGGTGCTCTCGTCGATGTGGACCCGACCCTCCGCGAGGTCCACAAACCGGTCTGCACGGAGGAGGAATGGGACTCGTATATCTGGAGACCAACGACGAGCGGCCCGAATCGGGAAGAACCGCTCAAGAAAGACGATCACGGGATGGACACGCTCCGTTATGCGGTCGCGTTCGTTGACGGTGTAACAGCCGGAGATGAGACCACAGCGGAGACTGTGACGGTGTTTGACGATGACGGAAGCGGATATGGCGGGATCAGCCCGGTATGATTGAGGTTTGATTGACAATGGACGAGAACAGTTACAATTTCCTGACAATTCGCCTGTGGGCGACGAAAGGCGACAACGAGGCCCTGCGCATCTCCACCGAGCCGGAGATAATCCCGGGATTTGCGGAGGAGGGGTCCGCCCTTTTCCGGTACGTGAAGGCCCTCACGAAGGGAATGAGAACGGCATCCGAATCTCGAAGTGAGGAGGAGAAGATCCTCAACCGGGCGGAGATTCGCGCTCTATGTCGCAGGCTGGAAGAGTTGCAGAAATCCGGGGGAAATCTCCCAGGCAAATTACCAATCCGGCCGCGTAAAGAGGAATTCACATCATGACAGGACACTTCGAAAAGGGAAAATGGATCGAGGACCCGGCGCCCGTCAGGGCAAACGCCTGGCAGATGGATATGCACGTTAAGGTGCATGTGGATGACAGCGAACTCCGGGAACTCCGCGAGGTGCTGGAGGGAATACGGGACGTGATGAGCCCGCCGACAACATTCTGGGGTCGGGTCCGGTGGCTCCTGTTTGGAGGTGAAATTCAGTGAAACCAAACGTCGATGCACTCATGAAGCAGGTCCAGAACCTGACGGAAGCGGTACAGATCAGTGAACGCAACCAGGAATATCTCCAGGAGAACCTCACGGTCCTGGAACAGCAGCTGACCGAGCAGGGATGGGAACGCATCGGGACCGGCTACAACCGCGACTTCACCGAACGGGCCAGGGCCTTACTCTACGACTCCGCCCGGATTTACTGGTTGAAGAACCCCCTGATCCGGCGGGCCGAGCTCGTCCAGGCACTCTATGTCTTCGCACAGGGGATGACAGTGAAAGCGGACCATCCAACAGTTGATGCCGCACTCCAGCGATTCATCGGGGACAAGGCCAATTACCTCGCATTCACGGGCCCACAGGCGTGGATGATGAACGAAGCCGTGATTGCCCTATCAGGCAACCTCTTCTTCGCACTATTCACGAATGAGAGCAGCGGCCGCGTGATTGTCCGACAGATCCCACTCTATGAGATAGCGGACATCATCACCAATCCCGAAGACGGCACCACCCCGTGGTATTACAAGCGGTCCTACACGATCAACGAGTTCAGCACCCTCACGGGGATCGTAACACCACGGACCGCAATTGCATACTATCCCGACTGGAGATACAATCCGGAAGACAAGCCCGACCAAATCGGAGGAAACCCGGTTTTCTGGACCACGCCGGTCTATCACGCGAAAGTGAACTGCTTGCCCGACATGAAATTCGGCGTCTCCGAGCTCTACAGCTGCCTCGACTGGGCAAAAGCATACAAGACGCACCTTGAGAACGGCAACAAGATCTGGCAGGCCCTGGCATCGTTCGCGTTCCGGATGACCACAAAAGGCGGAACCAATGCGATTGCAGCGGCGACCTCGAAGATCAAAAGTCTCATCGGGAAACCCGACGGAACCACATCCACGCCCGACAAGCGGCCCGTAGCATCGACGTTCGCCAGCGGGGAAGGTGTCAAGCTCGAACCCTTCAAGACCAGCGGCATGACGATCAGCATGGAGGACGCGAGACAACACCGGCTCATGGTCTGCTCTGGGTCAGGGATCCCCGACCACATCGAGAGCGGCGACCCGAGCACCGGCAACCTCGCAACGTCCACCACCATGGAACGGCCGCTCGAACTCCAGTTCCTGAACCGGCAACAGTTCTGGATCGACATCTGGCAGGACATCACCGAGTATGTGATCGATCAGGCAATCAAAGCGGAAAATGGCCTGCTGCATGACATCGGCGAAGCAGAGCATGACGATTATACCGATGAGGACCAGTACGTCATCACCGAAATTGACGAGGGCGGTAAACCGATTCCCCGCACAGTCTCCGTCGCATTCCCGCCGCTCCTGGAGCACGACCAGCTCCAGACCGTGCAGGCAATCATCGCTGGAGCAACTCTCGATGGCAAACCCCTCGCGGGCACGATGGACCTCAAGACACTCTGCCAGCTCATCCTCAAGGCGCTCAAGGTCCCCAACGCAGAAGAGATCCTCACCGCGCTGTTCCCGGACGGAAGTCCGCTCGTAATGCAGACCGCGTATACATCGCAGCAGCAGGCCAACGCGCAGGCCCAGGCGCTTGCACTGGCACAGCAGCCCCGGCAATCATTCGGTCAGCACAATCCATCGGATGAAGAAGAATGGGCATCGGTGAAGGGAAGAAATGTTGATGTCCCACCCGGGGGCATCAAGGAGGCCCTTGGTGGCGTGAGAGGGATGCCGTTTGATATCGAGAACTCGCAGTCATACCGCGAGAGTTCGGCCGCCCTGATTGCGGCCCGGAAGAAGTTCGCGGAGTCGATCCTGAAGGGCATCGAGGAGCATTACCCGGTCGAGGAGGGATCCTGAAGTGGTTCCCCCTCCTGAAGCCCTGGAACGCATCATCACGACTGCAGCGGAGACACTCAAGCAAGACAGCATCTCGGCCCTTACCCGTAATGCGGTTGTCGCATCGGTTGAGGGCCAGGAGCACGGTGCCGCCACTCTTGGGATCGGTCTTAACTTCAACCTCGTGAACTCGTATGCGGTGAAGAAGGCAGTCGAGTATAGGGACCTCCTGATCCGGAAAGGGGGTTCGATGATAGGCGGGGAGTTCAAACCCTGGCTGAAAGAGGCGATCGCAGCGGACCGTAAGGCTGTCACCGACATCATCAGTAAAGGGATAGAGGCCGGCACCCCGCCTCGCGAGCTCCGCAGGCAGCTCGAAACAGTGTTCACGGCCCAGGAGCATAACAGCGCCCTGGTAGCATACCAGGAAACCCGCCGGTTACTCACAGATGGATCGTTCGACCGGTGGGAAGGCGAGGGCATCGAAGAGGGAACCTGGATTCATCTGGACCCACAGATCAACCCGCGCCCGGAGCACCAGGCCCGCCATGGCAGGCGGTACGCACTCACCGATCCAATCTGGAACGACCTCGATGAATACAACTGCCACTGTTCATGCGAGCCGGTCATCCCTGCGGCAGGAGGGGCATAATGGCGAAGGGCAACCCCGGGGGAAACAAAACCAGCCTTCCGTATCCCCCATTAAACGAAGGCGAACAGGTCCTTATCCTCCGCCTCGCCCGGTACCGCGAATCGTTCTCTCACGAGGACATCGCGAGGATCCTGAACGAAGTCTTCAAGGACCACAATCGCGGCTGCCGCACCAGGGACGGTGTCAAGAAGTTCATCGCAAAAAAGGAGAAAGAGATGCAGAGTGGGCCCATGCAGGCCGAGGTCGCGTAAATAATCATTTATGCTTTTTTCTTCCGCAGGTCCTGCAGTTCATCCAGGAGCCTGTTGAGGAGTTTGTCGTCACTCTCACGGCCTTTCCGCTCTTCATCGTAACGGGCTTTCGTGTTCGGGAACGCCCGCATGCTGGACGGTTTATCGGTGCTCATGAATTTATTTTAAATTTTGATGGTATAAGGAACTACGCGCTCTCCATCGCGGGCCATGAACCGGGCCGCCTCTTCGATCATGTAGATGTCGTCCCCAATCTCACCGTCGCGGATTATCAGCCAGACTTTCTTTTCCATGCTCATATATTCCATATATGCCATATATGAAATTGCTGGATTTCCGAGCCCCGATTTTATCGAGCCCCTATAAGGAACCAGAATACAAATATAGTAATGCCACAAGAACCGGGCCAGAATTCCACTATTCTCATCAACGTCCGCTCGGCTCCGGCATTCGCTCACGACCGGCCGAACGACCACGTGACCATCTTATCCGAGTCCGCAAAAGGACAGGAGTCTGGCAATGTGACAGATACAGAACCGTTAGTAGAAACCAGCGCCTCCGCCCTCACGCCCAAGTTCATCAAAGAGGACGGGACCGCACTGATCAAGATCATCTCCCCAGGGTGGGGATCCTCAGGATACTATTCTGCAGCAATGCTCGAACGGGACTCTCCGGAAATCTACAAGGCCGGCACGCAGATGTTCGTCGACCATCCAACGGCAGTCGATGAAAGGGCCCGCCCCGAACGGAGTCTCACGAACCTTGCCGGATTCATCACCGAGGATGCAAAGTACCTGAAAGAAGGCCCCCAGGGTCCAGGTGCATACGCCAAGGCCAAGATCTTCTCCCAGTATCGCAACTTCCTCAACGAAGCTGCCGAGATCATCGGTGTCTCTCACCGGTCGATCGGGAAAGTGGCGACCGGATCTGCCGAAGGTAAGCAGGGGAAGATCGTCGAATCGCTGACAAAATGTTTCAGTGTCGACTTTGTCACGCTCCCGGGCAGGGGCGGGGCGATCGTCCCGATGCTCGAAGCATACCGCAAGAACACCGAATCGCTCGCAGACCACGAACTGAACGAAGACATCACCGAGGAAATTATGGCAGGAAACGACAAGGAAACCGTTATCACGGTCGAATCGCTCCGACAGACACACCCCGCTCTGGTCGCACAGATCAAAGAGAGCGTGCTGCAGGAGATCAAGGCGTCCGAAGCTACGAAGCTGCAGGAAGCCGAGCACAGCAGGGTCCTGAAAGAGAACCAGGACATGAAAGCAGAACTTGACCGGCTCCGCGAGGCCCAGGTCATCCAGGAGGCCGGCAAGATCGTCGCCAAGGCCCTGGAGAAGTCAACGCTCCCGGACATCACCCGGACCCGGCTCCAGGAATCGATCCCGAAGATGGCACGCATGAAGGACGATAAGCTCGATGAGGCCGCATTCACCACGGTGGTCGCAGAGGCCATCAAGACCGAGACCGACTACGTGGCAAAGCTCACCGAGTCCGGCAAGGTCAAGGGCATGGGCGGCGGGACCGGCGGATCTGGAAACGGAGGCTCCTCAAAGCTCAAGGAATCGTTCATCAAGACATTCCGCGCCCAGGGCAAATCCCAGAAGGACGCCGAGATGATGGCAGAACTTGCCGTCAACGGGAGGTAAGGAATCATGGTACACTACACAGCGACCGGCAGGACTGCCGGCGAAGAGGGTGCAATCACCGACCAGGGCCGGTACATCACGGTCCTCGAAAGCGATCTTGTGCACCCGTATCACGCGGACGGATTCGCAGACAAGGGCGACCCGGTCCTCATCGGGGACAACATCGTCGGCGTTGTCTGCTCGGAAAGCCCGACCGCAGCAACCGACCTTGTCACGGTCGACACCGAAGGACTCTGGTATCTGAACGTCATCGGGGCCGTTTCAGACGGCACCAGCGACGGGATTGCCAAGGCACTCACGCCAGGAACCGCAATCTACTTCCAGGTTACGCCCGGCAGTGACACATATCTCCTGTCAGGAGAACAGGACCCGGCACACTTCAGGTTCTTCGGATACCTGCTCACCGCAGTGTCCGCCCATGTCAGCACCCCGACCCTGGCCCTGGTCAAGGTCCACAACGCCCCGGCCCCGCTCGGAGGGATTCTCCACTTCGGGTCCGGCAGCACTGCAGCAGGGAACTTCCTGCTTGAAGGCGACGTTGCGATCCGGCAGAGCAAGCTCATCGAGGCCTGCATTGCGCCCGCAACCCTCCTGCTTGCAGGGGAACAGCTCCACGGGTTCAACATCCGTGTGGTTGACAACCTGATTGCAACCGGCGGGGAAATCACCGCAGGGGAGCTCAAGGTTGTCCGCGATGAGGCAACAGATGCCACGGTCTCCAGCATGACCGCGCTCAAACTCGACTGCGACAACAAGAACGGCGGAATTGCGCCGTTCGTCCGCGCTCTCGACATCATGGTCGAGGGTGCGCCGGGAACTACTCCCGCAATCCGCAGCGGCATCCACATCAACAGCTCCGGCACGGCAGGAACCCTTGAGGGCGTCCTTGAGATCGAGGCCGGCGCGTTCGGGTGCAAGACAGTTACCACCAATCCGTCCGATACCGGAACCTGCATGCAGATCCCGATCATCTACGGGGGCGTCGTGTACTACCTGCTCGGCTACAACGCAACAGGGAGCTGATCCCACCATATGAACGCACGGGACGAGATCCAGAAGCGGCGTACGGGATGGGAGTATCAGCTCTCATCTCTCGCATACCAGCGCCTGCAGAAGATGCGTGAGATCGAAGAGATCGACAGGAAGATCATCGAGCTTGAGGCAGCAATCACCGCAGCCCGGACCTCGCTTTACGACATCGACACGGAAGCGGCAATCACCGCAGCCATCGTAAAAAACGAGACAACTTCAAAGGAGACCACCTGAAATGGCAGAATTTATGCAGATGATGAAGGAGGGATGGGAGGGTTTCTCATCCGTCCGTGAGGCAGGCATTGACGAGTCCGCAATCTCGGAAGCGCTCGACCTGCTCACCAACGCGAACCGCATGCCGGCCCACCGGCACGAATACCTGGTCAAGGAGGCAATCGCAACGACTGACTTCCCGACCCTGCTCGGCAACATCATCGACCGGCAGCTGATCGCCAACTACAAGCTTCCGAGCACGATCTCAGAGTGGAGGCAGTACATCAAGGTCGCACCCGGCGGGGTTCCCGACTTCAACGATGTCGAACGCAACCGCGTCGATGGCGTTGACCAGCGCCTCCTCCAGATATCGGACGGAGTGTTCCAGCCGGCGAAACCGAGCACCACCCAGTACAAGTATCACCTGAACACCTACGGCCGGGTCTTCGAGATCACCCGGAAGGCACTCATCAACGACGCCATGGGAGCCTTTGCAGACATCCCAACCCGGTTCGCCCGTGCGGCGCTCAGGACCGAGGCATACTTCGCCACCAACCTGTTCTGCACCTCATCCGGCCCCAGGTCCACGTTCTTCGGGGCAGCCATTACGGATGCCGGCCAGACCATCACCAACCTGGGCGCACTTCCGCTGACCATTGGCAATCTTGAGGCCACACTCACGCTGATGAGCCAGCAGACCGACCCGCAGGGAGAAGCGATCGAGATTGAAGGCACTCATCTGGTTGTCCCGCCCGCGCTCTACCTGACCGCTAAGTCCATCCTGACTTCAACGTCGAAATTCTACGTTGATGTCCAGGGCGGCGCCGGTGCGTCAATCGTGGCATACCCGACCGCCAATGTGATCAGCGATCTCCCGATCGTGCTGCACAAGAACCCAACTCTCAAGACCATCGATACCGGAAGCGGCAAGGTTGACACCACCTGGTATCTGTTTGCCGACCCCGCAGAAGGTGCGGCAATGGAAGTCGGTTTCCTCCGCGGCCAGGAAGCCCCAGAGATCTGCATCAAGGCATCCGACAAGGCATCCACCAGCGGCGGCGTCATGTCACCGTTATCCGGGGATTTCGCCTCGGACAAGATTGCCTACCGCGTTCGCCACGACATGGGCGGCGCCACGATGGACCCGCGGCTGGCATACGCACAGACCGGAAGCTAATCCAATCACCCACTTTTTCCGAGGTGGCGTGATTGACATTCACTTATGACCTTACAACAACCATCGGACAACTCCGGCTGAAGATCGGAAAGCTGGAGACTGCAGTAGCCACCGCTCTTTTCACGGACGAGGAACTCGCCCAGAAACTGACCGAGCAGGGTAACAACGTCCTGCTTGCAGCCGCTGAAGCGCTCGATGCCAAAGCCGACTACATCGTTGAGAAGAAGAAAGTCACGACGATCGGCAAATACAGCATCAATGGTGCTGCAATGGCCGCAGAGCTTCGTAAACGTGCCGATCTTATGAGGACCGAAGCCGACAACGCGACCGGCAGCGATGGGTTCGACGTCGCTGAACTCGATGAGGAGAGTGAGTATTGATGGCCCCCGACCCAGTGAACGAAATCACCTGCACGGGGCATCAGGAACTCCGTGACATTGTCATTGAAACCAGGAACGACGTGAAACATATCCTGAAAGCCCTGGAGAAGGGCGATCAGAGGATGGACACGATGGACACCGAGATCACAACGCTGAAAGGCAAGGAAGAGGCCCGGTCGGCCGAGTCCAGGACAACGGCCCGCGACGCCGGGATCGTTGCCACGGTGATCAGTATCGCCATCGGCGTCGTCGGGTTCGTTTGGAGGGGCTGATGGGCGAAATTGACGACATCCTGAACGACACGATCACCATCGAGCCTTACACCGGGACGGATGTGAACGGAGATCGCACGTACGGAGCGGCCGTCACCTACCCGGCATTTGTGTCGCAGAGGATCAAGGTCGTCAAGAACCAGCAGGGTGAGAACGCCGTCAGCAATGTCAGCGTCATGCTCGATGGGGCGGTAGTGCTCGACCGCATGTGCCGGGATCGGATCACCATCGACCCCGGGACCGCGTATGCATCGCAGCCGGTGATCCTTGCCATGGAAGACGCCAAGGACGGCGACGGGACACGCATCTATTGGGAGGTATCGACGTGAGCCACAGTGACCAATGGTACGGGTCGGTCTCCTATATCGAGGACACCCTTTCCGACGTTTCAGCCGGGTTTTCCCTCATGGAACGCTGGAACACTCCGACAACGAAGTTCGAGATTTCCGGTACCAAGGAAGTGATGGCGAACCTCTCGCACATCCTGGTCGTTGCCGAACAGGCAGCATACGATCGACTTGGCCTGAACTGCGAGAGGATCCTCGTGGAATCCGAGAAAGAAGTCCCGGTTGACATGACCTATGAGACACGCAACGTGATCAGGGCCCGGACCAGCCGCAGCAGGACCAAAACCCGGCAGTACACCATTCCCCCAAGCATGCAGTGGGCAGGTAACGCAGGAAAAGTCATGGTCAAGGTCCGAGGTCGTCTGAAAGGCGGCTGGCTGAAATCCACCGGGACTGTCGAAAAAGTCCCCGAGATCAACGGGTATCGGGTCGGCTACAACACCCCCTACGCACACCGGCAGCACGAGGACCTCACGTACCGGCATACCCGCCCAGGAGCGAAAGCCAAGTATCTGGAGGACCCTGCCATGAGAATTGCGCCGAGCATTGCCGCGGACATCGCAGAAGCGCTCAAGGAGTTCCTATGACCGCAGAGTCAGACATTGCAGCGTATCTTGCTGCAAAAGGAAGGGGCACACTTGCCAGCACGATCTTCGTCAACGACAAGCCGTCGGCACCGGACGCCCTCATAGCCGTCTTCGGCTATGCAGGCCAGGCGCCGGAATGGACCAACACCAACAAGTACGACCAGCCGAGCGTGCAGGTCCTGGTCCGCGGTGCCAAGAACGGCGCCGGAGCCGCGAGGACCTTGATCGAGACCATCTATCAGGACCTCGATGGCGTGACCAACACGACCATCAACGGCACCTACTACCAGCGCATCGAGGCCGCCCAGTCGGGCCCGAACCCGATGGGCAAGGATGAGAACGGACGTACGGAGTACGTCTGGAACTTCTACACATCAAAAACGAGGTAAAAAACATGGGAGAACAGGCTGAATCAGCGGCAGGCTACCACGTTATCTGGGGAACCAGTTACATCGGGGAGACTGTCGATCCGAAAATGCCGGACGAGACCAGGAACATGGTCGACAACACCACCCATGACGCCCTTGCGGCGAACGGTGGATATGAAACGAAGAGCAAGGGGACCATCACCCAGAGCGACGGATCGATCAAGATCTACTATATCGGCTCGACCGTCCACAAGTCGCTCAGGACAGATTTCCTCGCAGGAACCGAGCGGACAGTCTACTTCATCCGGCCATCCGGTGGAGCACTCGCATTCACCTGCAGGAAATGCACCGCTATCATCTCGAAGATGAGCGAGCCAATCGACAAGAAAGGCAACGTCACCTGGGAGCTGTCTATTACGCCGACCTCGGCACAGGCCGATGTCGAGACCGCAGCAACCGGCCTGACAACCCCGTTCTTCGCGATTGCGGATGACGATTCCCCAGGGAACGCAATCACGCCGGTACCCGCAGCAGCTGCCGCAGTGTATGCCTACACCGTGGAACTCTACGCGGACAACTCGACGTTCACGATCACCCCGACCGCATCGGCCGGCTCGATCTATGTGAACGGCACGCTTGTCGTGTCCGGTGCCGCATCGGGGGCAATCACCGCACCTGCAGCAGGGAAGAAGATGTACCTCCCGATCGTGGTCTTCGAGACCAACAAGTGCCCGAAACCGTACCTGTTGGTCGTCTCGAAGGGACCGACCAACCACCCGTGAGGTGACTCGTGACTGACCGATCTGTCCCATTCATTGGTATCAGCGCGGGCACCGGCCTGCGGTTCGACCGTGGAGACATTGAGGCCCTCGAAACCCTGCTCGGCTGCAGCTACCGGCTGTTCACACGCCCAGGAGTGTTCGGAAGTCTGACTGCAACCGTGGCGTTTGTCTGGCGCGGTCTTCGGGTGGAGAATGCAAAAGGCGACCTTGTCCATGCGTTCGCGCTCACGGATGCCGGCCGGGCACAGGCCGGAGATCTTGTATGGCAGTATCTCCAGGGGCACACCCCCGAGGACCTGGATCAGGCTCTCGTAGATGCATTCGCAGCATCGGGATTGTGGAAGAAGAAGTCCGATAAGCAGGGTGAGGATGAGTCTGAGTGCGAAGGGGAAACCGCACCAAAAAACTCTCAGCCCTGATGGCAGATCTCATCTCTCTTGCCATTGGGTACGGACTCACCGATCAGGAAACGTGGACCATGACCTACGCCGAGATTGTTGAGGCAATCAGATGCAGGGCGAAACAACGCCACGATGACCTCTCTATCATCGACCTGATCGTTGCCGGCATCAAGACTCTGTATGCAACGGCACATGGAGTCAAGGACCCGAACCTGGAAGACTACACGGTCCTTTCACGGGATGAAGATGACGAGCACGAGCAGGACATGTCGCCCGACGCCATCATGGAACGGGCGTTCACGCGCCTGAAAAATACATCGGGGTGATTAGAGATGGTAGATGCAGGAAGTATCTGGATCAAACTGGGCCTCGACCCCTCAGAACTGCAGTTCGGGCTTGACAAAGCAAAATACAGTATGCAGGAATGGCGGGGAGAACTCCTCGGAGGCACCGCCGAGCTCGGGAAATGGACGGCTGCGATTGGTGTTGCGGTCGGCCCTACCCTGATTGCCGCGGGTGCAGCATACGAAGCTGCCCAGAAGTACGGCGCGATGGCGCAGGAGCTCAACGACCTGTCCATCACGACCAGAATGACGACCGACAAACTGCAGCAGCTGCAGTATGCGGCGACACTGTCGGATACGCCGTTCCAGTCCGTTGCATTCTCGATCAGCAACCTCACTATCAAGATGCAGGAGGCAGCAGACGAATCATCGGAGGCATACAAATCGTTTGCGTCGATCGGTGTCAGCACGGCAGGGAAGACCCCCGATCAGGTGTTCGATGACGTGGCTATCGCCCTATCGAGGATTGAAGATCCGGCCAAACGTAACGCCGCTGCTAATGTGCTGCTCGGACGATCGTGGCGGGAAATGGTCCCGTACATCGAGGACTATGTCGAAAACCTTGACGAAGTCCAGAAACACGAGATCATCTCTGCCGAAGACCTGAAAACACTGCAAGAATCGAAAGTCGCCCTGGATAAGCTCGGCGACTCGCTCGATCTCTATATCGCCAAGACAGTCGTTGCCGGTGAGCACGGGATGAACTGGCTCTACGGTGCCGGCGAGATTGCCGGTACTGAGATCTCTTCGTCCGGTATGGGGTATGCCGGGATCTACAATTACCTGACAACCGGCAATAAGGCAACGCTGGTCGAGGCGGCGAAGCGTGTCCTCGATCCCGGTGCGTACACCGCATCCGCTGCAAAAGCACGGGCAGCCGCAGCGAAAAGTTCCGGATCGACACCCGATGCTGCGGTCGCGGCTGTAACTGAGATGGCCGACCCGCTCGCCGGGCTGTCAGCCCATGATGCCGAGATCAAGATCCTGAAGGACTACACGATCCCAGACCTGGAGATAAAACTCAAGGAGCTGCAAACCAGCGGAACCGCAACGTATGCCGAGATTGCGGCAGCATCCCTGGAAGTGATCAATGCAAAGCAGGAGCTGATCGATAAGACCACGGAGGAGACCGAGGCGCAGAAGGAACTCCGGCTCGCAACAAATGATCTTGCGGACGCGAAACAGAAACTCGTCGATATCGAGACCGATTACGCCAGGAAGATGTCGGCCCTGAATCCCAGGGACGTTTCGGCTGCCCGGAGTCTCATTATGCAGCACAAATGGGATGTTGAGGATCAGCAGCAGAAAATCGGGGGAATCCAGGCCAAAGCCGGCGATCTCATCATCAACATTGATGGCAAGCAGCTGGCCAAGATCCCAGGAGTAGCGACCACCGAAGGCAAAATGAACCTGATGCAGCGGGGGATTTCCTGATGGTCGCGTGCACCTTCAGCGGAGTGACCGTTCGCTCCCGTAAGATCGAGAACATGAGCGCCAAGGGAGCCCTCACGTTCGAAGTTACGCTCCGGTGCCGGACCAGCACGTTCTCAGATATTACCAGCCTCCAGGCGCTTCAGGGCCACATCGGGACCACTCTCATGATGTCCGGCAAGACGAAAATCCAGACTTCAGGAGGGACAAAAGGCACCCTGGTCCTGAACGGCGTCACGTATCTGAACTGTTACATCGCGGACCTCACACACCAGGAAGTCCAGAATGCCTTGCCATTCGACCAATGGGACTACACCGTGAAATTCGTACAGGAGACCGTATAACATGGACTTTGACAAACAGGAAATTATCAAGAGGCCCCCGCCCGCAGCCGGCATGGCACGGTTCGAGCTCCTCCATGAGGACTGCGAGGGTAACGTACTGGGATATGAATGCAGGGAGGCCCCCGGGATCCTGAACCAGCCCGGAGTTGGGAAATATCGGGACATGCCCCTGATCCCGTTCCTTGGCCCGATTGGGGGATGTATGATCATTATCCCGACCGTTGGACATAACAAGTTCGCAACTGATGTCGGAGCCCTGACAGGCTGGGAAATGGCGATCGGCATTGGAACCGGTGCAGAAGCTGCTGGTAATACAACTCTATCGAGTGAAATCACCACATATGGGGGAGCCAGGGCCACGGTTACACCAACCGTGCTGAACAATGTGATCACGTTTTCAAAACAGTGGACTTTTACGACCGGGGCAAACTTTGCTTTGACCGAGGCCGGAATCTTCAAAAACTCGATCCTTATGCTGAGACACCTATATTCATCGGTGAAAACCGTAGTACCGACAGACAAAATCACGGCTACGTTAACGGATACGATGTGAGGTAGAAAAGAATGGCATTATCAATTGGAACCCCAACGAAGGTGCTGGACAATAAGACTGCTGCAGCGGCTGGAGCTACCACGCTCACGGATTGCACTACAATCGACATGGATGCAGCCACCAGTCTGGATCTGGAAGTGCTTGCCACGTATGGCAGCTCCGCCACCCTGGCGGGAACTGTTAAAGTGTTCGCATCCTATGATGATTCGCATTTTGACTCGGATCCTGTAGAACAGTTCGACCTCCCTTTCACCACAAACACCGCGAAATCCCAGACGTATTCGGTATCGACCCGAGCAAGATACCTCAAGGTTCAAGTCGTAAATAACGAATCTTCTGGTTTGAATAAGGATATGACGGCAGTTAACGTCTACGCCCACAAGCAGACCATGTCGTAGGAGCAGAAATGGCAGCAGCTAGCTTCTTCAGATTCTGGAAGAATCGTGCCGTCGTGAAGATCACCAGTCCAATAGCGACAGCGAACTTCCAGCACAGACTCACCCTGTCATGGCTGCCAGGCATGCGAAGAGATTTCCGAGACATCCGTTTCTCTACAATTTCCCGAATCAACTGCCCATTCTGGATCGAATCCTATACTGCAGGTGTGTCAGCAGTTGTCTGGATCAAAGTGCCACCGGCCAGTCAGACAACGTTGTTCTTGTATTATGGCCACGGGGGAGCTCCGGTGGCATCCTCTGGAGCAAATACCTTCGATCTTTTCGATGACTTCCTTGGAACCTCTCTCGACACTACCCTCAAATGGACGTTATCTTTAGGATCGGGAGGATCACTCTCGGTGGCTAATTCTGAGGCCGTATTATCCACAACGGGTACGGCGAATTCTTCATTCTACACCAAGACCTCATACGGAGAGGGCTATGCAATGAGGATGAGGATGAAGAGTGCCCATTATAACTCAACAGGGTATCGTGAGAATGTTGGATGGACGGACGGATCACGCATGGCCAAGGCGCTCTTCTGCGATGAGGCGGGAGGATATCAGGGAAAATACCGGACTAGAACGACGAGCGACAGTCTAACCTCAATATCGGGGTGGTCTGCAGCGACCTATTACATCCTGGAATCCGCTCGCAATGCAGCGTCTGGAGTCACTTGGAAAGTCAATGATGGAAGTGCCGTCACCTGCACCACGCAGTATCCGAATGGATATTCCCAGTTCCTGGAGAACCTGGTCTGCTACAATGGCGGAAGCATGACTTTTGACTGGATCGCAGTCCGGAAATGTGCCACAACAGAACCGACCCTTTCCATCATTAGCCACGGAAGAAATCCCTACGTGCGAGTGTCGTCGTTCATCGGGACAATGGCACATACTGGAGTGGAATACGTCTGGGATCCGGTCAATATCGATCACGGAATGTCAGCGGGAATTGCGGGTCAGGAAATTGAAGCAGGATCAGTGAATATCGATCATGCAATGGCTGCCGTTGTCGGCCCGACCGAGATCGAAATGGGACCGGTCAATATTAATCACCCGATATACCCCACTGCAACCTGGGACAGGATACTCACCAACCCCACGGACGATACTGGTACGTTAATCAGTGTGACCGTCACGCGAGGGATGGATGATGCTATGACTCAGGCCGAATTCCAGCATGATACCGATGCCATCGGCAACATCCTTTCGAACGATTACATGACAAAGATTGTCGTGAAAATACCGGATTACTCCGGCACGAACCGCGTTGTATTTGTCGGAATCGCCCCATCATCGCGAGCAACATATGCCCCGGCTAACGATAAGATGACTTTGACGGCGGTAGATTATGGTCTTTACCTGACAAAACAGGTTCTCGAAGACCAGGATCTCGCACTCCTTCCTCCCGCCGAACAATCTCCTGATTCAAACACCGCAAAGGTCCTCTCCTACGATTATTCGACAACTCCATTTCAAATCGGAAACCGGGTCATCGGGAAATCATCCGGGGCAACCGGAAAGGTGATTGAGATTGTCCAGGGACTGAGCTGGAGAATTACCATGTACCCTGCTTCGGGCCAGTTCATCGATAACGAGGACCTCCTTGTGGGGGGAGTGAAGTTTGCCCAGGCTGATGGTCGTTCTGTCGATATCCCTTACGAACCATATTATTCTGTCACTTACCCGGAGGATTGGGTAAGAGCAGTCCTCGGTGGAACGAACTGGATGCGAGTCACGGGTATCGAACCTTATAAAATTGTGAGTACTTCCGGGTATTGGGATACTGCGCTCTGCCCTGCCGTGCCGTTTATGTTCGGATCAAAAGACAAGAAATTTGATGCAATTAAGCGGTTGGGGAAATATCTTCGGTATATTATGCTGATCAAACCTCGCGACATAGGCGGTGGAAATTACGTACCGGCATTATATTTCGTTCCCGAAACCTCGATGGACGATCCTGTGAATGGACTTGACCTTCCTGCAGCAGCAACCATCACCGGCCCCAGCGATCCATACCTGGCAGCCCCAATCACTCTGGAGCAGAATGGGGAAAGCCAGGTGGACCTTGTCAGGGTGGCATGCCAGGACCTGAACGGTGTTTGGCTTGAATCAAAACTGCAGAACAGCAGGGTCAGTGCTGGAGAAGGACCGTACCGGGAATTTTACGATGAGCCCCAGGATATCGCCACCCAGACGGACCTTGATGCATATTGCCAGGATATTTTCAATCTATACTCGTCGAGGGGGGCTACCTGGCAGGCAACTCTTGTCGACAGATCGGACCTCGAGCTCTATCAGCTCCTGACCATTACCGGCTACGGAACCAAGATACCTGACGGTACATATCGCATCATCAAGATATCTTACGAATATGGCTGTGCAGTGAACAAAGTGCAAATTTCCTTCATGTTGGCAAGTGCATTCTCGACACTCCTGAGGATTGGTAGGATATACACGGATTCGATCACAGAAATCCAGAGAATTGTAAAGCACGAACTCGACAAAATCCAGGACACCGAGCTCGGTACTTGCGTCTCAAACGATGGCATCACAGTGACGTATGAAACCGAATCGGGTAGTAAGGGTCGCGGCCGCGATGGAACGGTGATTTGATGTCTATTCCTATAGGTGCAAAAATTGTCATTCATCATACTCGGGGAGGGATAGTCTGTCTTCCAATTACCCCGGAAGCCGGGGTACTCCCCACTGATGTGGACGTACCGCAAATCTCAAGCTGCAAAATCATGCCCGAGGAACCGAATTATTTTTACCTGACCTACATCCCGGGCGCGAATAATGATACTTGTTGCATAGACGTCACCACAGGGGCATATGCAACCACCCCCGGAGCGGGGACAACGACAGCGAAACAGACTGCAACAATCAAGGTCAAGAAAGTACGTTTCCTGGCCGCCAACACAACATATTACGTAGAGGTATGGGGAATGCGGAATGGGAAATATTCTTCGACCGCCGCACAGATCACTATCACTTCCGGAGCAAATGTAACCCCGCCAGGTCCAGGCCCCGAACCTGAACCGCTCACACGGTGGGCCATGCAGATTGTTGAAATAATTCATGGTTCTCATGGCGACCCCGCGTATGATGATTACGCGATTGGGACCGGAGATTGGCAATACCAGGACGACCTCGGTAATGGTCGATATACCTACCTGGGATTCGGGGGAAGTCTAACCGTTCAATTCGAATGCGCTCTCGCAACATCGTCGAGGATAGATATCTACGAAAGCAGTCTGACCAGTGGCTGCGAGGTCTATTCTTTCGATCCCAGATCCCATCCTACGTACACATTCACGACGGTCGGTGGTGAGCAGATGTATGTGGAGATTCTTGACGGCGACCGACTCAGGATAACGATGACCAACACCTACACATGGGACGGCCGTCATGGAAACATTCCATGCAACTTTGGAGGGTTCTATGCCGCACCCTAAAGTCGTGATGGATTACTATTGTCGATTTTTTTAATTTCAGCACTTCTATTTTTCAACATTATTTGAACTCTCGAATCGACGAAATAAAAAGCCATCCCGACGGCGATGATGATTCCGAGATTCATAAGGTACCCTAATGACAACCCGATGAAGAAGATCATCTGGATCAAAAAAATATGATACGATGCTTTCCCAAGGAGGTCGATCGGTTTCCACGACACTCCCGCGAATATGACGGCAACGATAATCCCCGCCGGGAAAAGGTATGTGCAGGCGTTGATGAGACTGTACCCAAACGGCAAGACGGCCAAGTGGCTATAGCCGAAGAACAGGACCAGTCCTGTCGAGACTGATATGCCCGCCAGCCAGGTAAATGAAATTTTTTTAGTAAGTACGGCATCGACCAGGGCAATCCCGATCGCGATCGCGAACAGCCACCTGAAGATAAGCAGCTCGTAAATGAAAGAGTCGTGGGGCAAATAAAAATAATATGCAATCTCATAGCCGAGCGAGACCGCAAACGAGATCCCCAGCATCAGCCGGACGTCTTTCTTCGAGAGCCACCATAGGATCGGGATCAAAATCGTTGCCTGGATTATCAGCCCGATGAAGTAATTACCTGGGCCATTGATCGGCATCTGTCCGAGTAGTATCAGGGCCGGGGACAACGACTCTGCCCCGAGCATATAGAGGGGCTGGTTGAAGAGCAAGGCAAGAGCCAGGATAACGAAAAACACCGGGATTAACGGCAATCCCAGGCGGAGGAAACGGGTCCTGATATAGTCGGGCACGTTGAACCCGCAGCGGTCCAGGCTCAATGCACCGTTGAGTCCCATGAGGATCAGGAAAACCGGTACTGATTGCATCACCAGCACCTCAAACACCCCGTAATTCCTGAAGGAGTGCAAGGTGATAACGCCGATAATCGCCAGCCCTTTGAGGAAGTCGATTGAATCGATTCGTAGTTTTCCCATTGCAGATTATGAGAATATTTATCGCGAGATAATAAAACAATCGGGAAAATTTCAGAAAAACGAATGCGAGGGATGGGATTCGAACCCAAGAACCCCTGCGGGACTAGCCCCTGAAGCTAGCGTCGTTGACCTGGCTTGACTACCCTCGCTCTTTTTTGCGCTTCGACGTGAAACCTGTTCATCCTGATACCATGATCGGTCGTGCGGCCCTGAACCTGGCGCCGTTGACCTGGCTTGGCTACCCTCCCGGGTCATTGCACGAAGCATTCCCGTGCCTGTATAGATTACGCACCGGATTTAATAAAGGTGAGGGAGAAGAGAGGGGTTATTC